AATAAATAAAGAATAAATCAAGAATATTTTTATTCGGAGCATAAAAATGAGCGTCGGTAACGATTTACAAGAAATGGAAAATGCAGTAACTAGAGGAGCAAAGAGTGCGGATCCTATGCAAAAGGCTCCAAACTATGTTCCTGATGCTGGCACTATTGAAGATCTAGGTGGTCCTACCCCCCAGAACTCAAAGCCAACAGATGACAGCAACAAGATTGCAACACCTACTAAAACTATTAAAAAGGTTAGTGATGTTGTAACCAAAGGTTCCAAGGCTGCTGATCCAATGCCAAAAGCAAATAAGGCAGCAATGTCTTATGAAGAGACTGAGGCAAAGGAAGAGGATCTGGTTGTAGAATCAGAGACTGAAGCAGAAGAGGAAGTTGTTGCAGAAGAAGAGACCATTTCTCTAGAAGAGAAACTGGATCAAATCATCAATACTGAAGTTGATTACTCTGATGACATCAATGCACTCTCTGAAGGAGAGCAACTGTCTGAAGAGTTCACTGCAAAAGCAAAGACCATCTTTGAAACAGTAGTCAAGGCAAAACTTGTCTCTGCTGTAGAAGCAATGCAAGAGCAGTACAAGAAAGATCTTGTAGAAGAAGTTACCACAATCAGAGAAGAACTTACTCAAAGAGTTGATTCCTACCTTGAGTATGTTTCCACAGAATGGGTTGAAGAGAATGCTCTTCAAATTGAAAATGGAATCAAGTCAGAATTATCAGAATCCTTCATGACTGGATTGAAGGGTCTTTTTGAAGAACATTATGTAACTATCCCTGAAGAGAAATATGATGTACTTGAAGGAATGGTCGAAAGACTAGATGAAATGGAGTCAAAACTCAATGAGCAGATCGAAAGAAATGTTCAACTAAACCATAGACTTAGCGAAGCTGTAAGTGATACCATTTTTAATGAAGTAACTGAAGGGTTAGCTTTAACTCAGAAGGAAAAACTTGCAAGTCTTGCTGAAGGTGTTGAGTTTGAAAGTGAGTCAGACTATCGTGGTAAGTTAGAAACTCTGAAGGAATCATATTTCCCAAGAAATTCTAATGCCGCACAAAAAGAAGAAATGCTCATCCAAGAAAACGTTGAGGAGTTCTCTCCTTCAATGAATGCTTATCTGAGAGCACTTTCCAAATTTAAGTGAAATCTAGGTTATACTAAATATTTGTAGTTAAAAACACTTTAACAAGACTAAAACAAGGAGAAAAAGCAAATGTTCCTCAATGAACAATTGCAGAATAAGTGGAAGCCTCTCTTAGAAGCAGAGGGTCTTGATAACATCAAAGATCCCTATAAGAGAGCCGTAACCGCTCAACTGCTAGAAAACCAAGAAAGATTTTTAAGAGAAGAGAGAGCCTTCATTTCTGAAGCAGCTCCTAACATCAACACCCAGTCCGCATCTAACCCTGGTTTCTCAGGTTCTGCTGCAGCTGCTGGTCCTGTTGCAGGTTTTGATCCAGTTCTGATCTCATTGATCAGACGTTCAATGCCTAACCTTGTTGCATATGATCTGGCTGGTGTTCAGCCAATGAATGGTCCTACTGGACTGATCTTTGCAATGAGAACCAGATATGAAGGTCAGAGTGGAGAGGAAGCACTCTTCAACGAGCCTGATACTGCATTCTCAGCACAGAACAACAGTGCAAACCTTGGACAAGGTGATTACACTGGTGGTGTTGATGGTGGAGTACCTGTTGGTTTTGGTACTACTGGTTTCGCACTAGGTGGCAATGCTGCTGGTTCAAACCCTGCTGACCTCAATGCTTCAGGTGCACTGGGCAATGAGTACAAGGTTGGTCAAGGTTTTGGCACTTCCGCTGCTGAAGCACTGGGCGATGCTGCTGATAATGCCTTCAACCAGATGGGCTTCAGCATTGAGAAGCTCTCAGTCACTGCTAAGACTAGAGCACTCAAGGCAGAGTACACCCTGGAACTGGCACAAGACCTCAAGGCAATCCATGGTCTTGATGCTGAGGCAGAACTTGCCAACATCCTCTCTACTGAAATCCTTGCTGAAATCAACAGAGAGATCATCAGAACTATCTACAAGGTTGCTGAGCCAGGTGCTCAAACCAATGTTGCTAATGCAGGTTTCTTTGACC